CCCGCCGCTTTCTGATCGGGATGCAATATGAATCTGAAAAGATAGTAAATTCAAAGAAAAACGCCCAGGGAGTCAATCAGTATTCTGAAGAGGGTTCGGAGATAGGTTCCCCAGAAGGAGATGTTACTCATCCCTCGGAGGAATGGTCTGAGGCACCGTCCGGGCACAAGACCGCACAGCGCATAGCAGAGGAAAATCATATATCCTGGAATACGGTGCAGAAGTACGCCATATACACACGAGCACTGGAAGCAATCGGGCAGAAGGTTCCGGACCTGGTACCGAAGATTCTCAGTGGCCGCTATAAAATATCCCATAAGAACATAGTCGAGCTTTCAATGCTCACCCCGGCGCAGATACAAAAGGTAGTCGCCCGCATCGAATCGGATGAGCAGCCTTTTGTGCGATATAAACGGACCCGACAGGAGATTCAAGAATCAACCGGAGAGCCTGCTCCACCTGCTGCACCATCCATAAAAGATATGCCGCAGTTCGACCCAGATGCAGAGGTTAACAGCCTTGCTTTAACGGTGCCTTCCTGGTCAAGCCTTATTGAAAAGACCCGGGCTAAGGCGAATTTGAACAACGTGACCGAAAAGGCAAAGGGTCAACTATCAGAGGCCCTATTCGATTTGCTCGACCACATCGACCAGATGCTTGACGCAATGAAGGAGGATTAAATGGAAGACTATAGTATGTTTGTCCCGGACGTAACATTCGAGAAAATACCAATCAAAAACCTCGTGTCAAACCAGGATTATCAGCGTAATTTGTCTCAGAAACACATTCAAAAAGCTGCGGAAAACTTCGACTTATACCAGATAAATCCGGTAAAAGTCAGCCGCCGTGACGGTATCAACTATGTATTTAACGGCCAGCACACCATCGAGATCGTTGCCCTCATTTCCGGGTCGCGTGATACCCCGGTTTGGTGTATGGTTTATGACGATTTGAACTACCAGCACGAAGCGGATATCTTTGCAAACCAGATGAAGTTTGTCAAAGCACTTGCTCCCCTGGAGGTGTTTACGGCAAACCTGGAAGCTGGAAACGATGAGCAGCTCATGATCCGTGATATTGTCGAATCCTACGGTCTGGCCATCGGTTCGGCAAAGGCGCCGGGCACGATTTGTGCGGTATCCACCCTGGAGAACATTTACGAAAAATACGGCCACGAAGTATTAAGCCGCGTCCTCCGGTTATGCATTGGAGCTTGGGAAGGTGATATGAATTCCTTCTCAGCGAACATTCTCAACGGCATCTCGAAAATGATCGTCGCTTACGGTGACGGATTAAACGACGAGGTGTTTAAGGAGAAAATCGGTGCGATGTCCATCAAGCAGCTCACCAGAACGGCCAAAGAACGACGCCCCGGCTCCATGGGATATGCGGAGGCGATGGTTCTGGAGTATAACGGAAAGAAGAAATCGGATACCAACAGGCTGAACATGAACAGGCTATATACCAGAGACAGTGCGCTGTTCCGGGGTATCGATGATCCGCTGCCATATGGAGGCGATGACTCGGACGAACCCGAGGAATTCTCCATAGACGATATGCTTGAAGAAAACGACGAATAAGAGAGCAAGACTCCCGTGTTGCTTGCACGGGAGCGTTGCTGTTTTACGAATAGGTGAACACGTATGAAAGTTAGTTACAAAAAACTATGGCACATTTTGACCGGAAGATGATGAAGAAAGACCTGGAGGAAGCCGCGCATATTACGCATTATCAGATGTATAAGCTCGCCCACGGGCAGCACATCACCACCGATGTGATCGGGGCCATATGCCAGGCTCTGGATGTGACCCCGAATGATATTATCGAGTTCCTTCCTGGGGAAAGTCGTCAATCTGCATACCGCTGTAAAAATGGAAAGTCAGCATCCCGTCCGAATGAGCCGTAACCTTTTCAATTGCTGTCAGCCAGAGGGTCGTGTCGAATTCTGTCAGCTCGTTGCCTAACTCCATGATTCGGAACATTATCGCACCGATGCGATCGGCCTTGACCATTCTCTTCTCACGTTCTGCCTGCAGTTCATCGAGCTTGGCAGTGGCCCTTTCAAACCGTGCTACGTATCCGTTGTATTTCTTGAAGTAGGCGTCCTGGTCGATGGCGGTTGTCGAGTTTTCTTCAATGCAGCGCCTGGTCAGTTCCGCGGCAACTTCAAGCTCCGATTGCAGTTCCTCAATCTTTTTGTCGATTTCGGTACAGTCGGTAAGTGTATCCTGGACGAACCGGAGGTTTTCGATAGTCTCTTCTTTCTGATCCAGAAGGCCATTAAAAACCGAAAGGAACCGGGCTTTAATTTCTTCTTCATCCAGGGTCGGCGTGTCGCAGTGCTTTTCGCCATCGAACTTTGCATTACAGCGCCAGACTGTCTTTTTGTATTTACTGTTTGAGTGCCAGACCTTTGCACCGTAGAAGGCACCGCAGTCCGCGCATACAATCTTTGCTGCAAAAATGCTCGTGCCACTGTATCGCTTTCCGAGGGTTTTCCGGCGGGCAACTTCGTATTGGACCGCTTGCCATTCTTCCGGGCTGATGATCGCTTCGTGGCTGTTCTCAACGAAATACTGCGGCACTTCGCCCTCGTTGACCTTCCTTTTCTTTGTGAGGAAGTCGACCGTGAAGCACTTTTGAAGCAAAGCGCAGCCCTTGTATTTTTCGTTTGTGAGGATGCTCTCAATGGTCGAGCTTTGCCATTTCTGACCACCACGAGGAGCGGGGATGCCTTCCTCGGTGAGCAGTTTGGCAATGTAAGTGCTTGTTCTGCCGCTCATGAAAAGGCTATAAATGCGGCGGATCAGTTCCGCTTCCTCGGGGACCACTTCCGGGATGTCGTTTTCGCCTTTCTTATATCCGACAAAGGATTTATACGGCAGGCTGACCTTGCCATCGGCGAAGCGTTTTCTCTGGCCCCAGGTGACGTTTTCAGAAATGGAGCGGCTTTCTTCCTGCGCAAGGGACGCCATAATGGTGATGAGTAATTCGCCCTTCCCATCGAAGGTATAAATGTTTTCCTTTTCGAAGTAGACCTCGACGTTTTTATCCTTGAGCTCACGAATGGTGACCAGGCTGTCAACCGTGTTTCGGGCAAATCGGCTGACCGACTTCGTAACGATGAGGTCAATTTTCCCGTTCAAGGCGTCTGCAATCATTTCTTTGAAGCCATCGCGGTGTTTGGTGTTTGTGCCCGAAATGCCTTCATCGGTATAGACCTTGACGAATTCCCATTCCGGGTTTCTTTTGATGTATTGGGTGTAATAATCGACCTGGGCTTCGTAGCTGGTAAACTGTTCGTCGCTGTCGGTCGAAACTCTGGCGTATCCGGCGACCCGGCGCTTCATCGCTGTCCGGCCGCTGGGCATTCTTGTCAGCGGGTTAATTGTCGCTGGGATTACCGTTATGTTCCTTGCAGGCATCTATCTTACTCCTTTCTTCGGCGGTGCCGTTTATTGCATTCAACTGCTCCTTGGTTGCTACCCGGCAATAGACGAAAGCGCGTTTGTTGGAATGATCGCTTTCCCGGGGTTCAGTCGGTGTCAACTTAGGTTTCTGTATTCTTCTTTTCATGCGACTGATTCCTTTCTCTGGTTTGCTTTCCGGTTCTGGCTCTCATTTCCGGGGTCCAGGACTTTGATTTATCGTATTTCCATTGCCGGGTGTGTTCGGTACCATTTTTCAGCTTGAAGGTAACCCGGCGGTCCGGCTCGGCAATGATCTCCTGGATGTTGTCCATGCCGAACTCAATTACCAGTTCATCAAGAGTGGCTTCCGGGATCTGCTTTCCGGTGCAGTAGTTTTGGCCCAGCGAATTTGCTGTGCTGCATACCCACACCATTTTGCCGCTGTTGGTTTTGCGGCGATAATGTTTTCCGCAAAGGCGGCACGTGATCATGGATGTGTAGCGGGAAGTTTCGGGTGGCTTCCTGTTTTCAAATTTCTTTGCTCTCCTGGCTATCTCGGCCTGGACCCGTTCAAAGGTTTCGAGGTCGATGATGGCTTCATGAGCGTTTTGTACGTGGTATTTTGGAAGCTCACCGTTGTTTGTGACCTTCTTCTTTGTCAAGTAATTCTCGCTGTAACACTTCTGAAGAATAAGGTTCCCGGTATAGGTGTAGTTCGTTAAAATCCGATGAATGGCGCTGTGATGCCACGCATTATCGTATACCGTTGTGATGCCGTCTTCGTTGAGGCCTTTTCGAATGGCGTCGATGCCTTTTCCACTCAAGTAATCCCGGAATATTCGTTTGACGATTTCTGCCTCCTCCGGGACAATCACAAACTGTCCGTCTTCTTGGCGGTACCCGAGCATAATTCCACACCAGGGTTTTCCTTCGGCGAAATCTTTTCTGATTCGCCACTTTTGATTTTCGCTGTTCGAGCGGGCTTCCTCTTGCGCGAAGGATGCCAGAATGGTGAGCACCAGCTCGCCATCGGCGCTCATGGTATGTATGCTCTGTTCTTCAAAGAAAATGTCGACCCCGAGTTCTTTCAACTCCCTGGCGACTTGTAACACGGTGACCGTATTTCGTGCGAACCGGGAGATGCTTTTGGTGATGACCATATCGAGCTTTCCGGCGCGGCAATCTTCGATCAAGTCGTTAAAACTGTGGCGAGTGTTTTTCGTACCGCTGATCGCTTCGTCGGTGTAGACGCCACAGTAAATCCAGCCGGGGTGTTTTTGAATGTATTCGCTGTAATGGCTTACCTGCGCCGAAAGCGAATGGAGCATGGTGTCTTTGCCGTTGGATACCCGGGCGTATGCGCACACTCGAAGGGCCTTTGCTTTTGCGGGCAGTTGATTATCGACCCGCCGTACTATGCGTTCCATAGAAAATCCTCCTTTGTTAGTGTGACATATTACCTCTGAATCCTTTATTTATCCAGCATTTTCAGCGAAATATAGTGCACGAATCTAACCCGTACTTCTGGGCGATGATTGTATCAATATTGACGTATTCTTCCTCGGAAATTGTCCCGTCAAGGACTAAACCTCGGATTATAGACATGGCGACGCGATACGCGATGACTCGCTTTCTCAAATCCTCATCCATTGTGCTTCTCCTTTCTCCGGAAATCGGCATAGCATTTACGAGAGCAGAACCTCGAACCTTGTCGAATACTGTCGAAAGTGGCTCCGCAACATTCACAAACGGTCGGATAGACCTTATTCCTTTTGATAAGCTCCGGGTGAGCTTTCCACCAGGCCATCCGGCAGGCATCCGAGCAGAAGCGCTTTTTCTTGCGGTGCGGCTCAATGGCAAAAAGAGCATGACATTGTTCGCACAGGCCCTTTTCGCCATCGGCTTCGGTAATCGGGTGGCGGCGGCAGTATGTTTTAACCGCTTCCATTGGCAGCCCGGTTTCCTCCGCAATCTTGCGGTACCCGAACCCGCGCTGCTGAAGTACAACGATCATGCCTTTCTGTTCCTTTGTCATCCGTTTTGCCCTCCTATGAAATAAAGCCCTTCATAGGTAGGCCACGAAAACAGGAAAGTATAAGGTTTTTTCAAAATAAAAATAAAAAAAGAGCCCACCGGGAAGAAAAAACTTCTCGATGGGCTCCGGCATCATGCCTTATTTGTTGGGGATATTCAGTTTGTCGCCGCTGTGGATCATCGTGGTTTTCAGACCGTTAAGGGTCATGATTTCCGTGTAGCGAGCGCCGTTTCCGAGATACTTCTGTGCGATGGCCCAGAGCGTATCACCCTTGACAACGGTATGGACCTTGTAAGTCGGGGTGGTCGCCTTGGCGCCTAC